AACGCCGTTGAAAATTTTGAGTTCAATTTCAATAAGATAGAGATCATTAAGAAAATGCGCGATGATGGGTTTGGTGAATTGAACTGGAAAGATTTGGAATTGCACTTAAATAAGATCGCAATTGAGAACCAGAATTCTTGACTTATGGGGAGATTCTGTTATAATTATAGATTCACAGGGGGTGGCATTTGAGCGTTTCCAAATCCACACAGAATAAGCCAACTTTTGGCCGTTATGGTAAGTCTTTTCAAGAAGGCTTGGTGCAGCTAATTTATCAAGACCGACCCTTCGCTGATCAGATTACTGAGGTGCTTGATCTAAACTTCTTAGAGCTTGAATACTTGCGTGTTTTCACCAACAAGATAACTTCTTATCGTGATAAGTATTCTAAGCATCCGTCTGCCAACGCGCTGGCTACAATACTGAAAACAGAGTTGGATTCCGAAGAAGCAGTTATCCAGCAACAGGTTAAAGAATACTTTACACGCATTACCACTGGTGATCTTGACAATGAAGAATACATTAAGGAGAAGTCTCTTGATTTTTGTAGAAAGCAAAACCTAAAAGAGGCAATGATGCAATCCGTGGGATTGCTGGAGAGTTCTTCCTTCGATGAGATATCAAAAGTAATTAATGAGTCGTTAAAACTGGGCTCAGAAACCAACTTTGGGCATGATTTTATTGCTGACTTCGAGGCACGCTATCAGCCACGCCACAGGCAGCCCGTCACAACTGGCTGGAAAGACATTGACATGATTGTAGGTGGCGGTCTTGGTAAAAGTGAATTAGGTGTCGTCATCGCCCCCACTGGTGCCGGTAAGTCAATGGTGCTTGTGCACCTAGGCTCACAGGCGATCAAAGAAGGAAAAACAGTTATCCACTATACCCTAGAGCTTCAGGACACTGTTATCGCCAATCGATACGATAGCTGTATAACAGGATACCCGCTGAGCAACTTGATTGACTTCAAGGAAGATATCTACAATGAGATTAAAGATCTGGACGGTACTCTGATTGTTAAAGAATATCCAACTAAATCAGCATCGGTTAATACCATTCGCGCTCACTTGAATAAACTCATGAAGCGCGGCATTAATCCCGGCATGATTATTGTAGACTATGCCGATCTTTTGAAGCCTGTGGTTGTGAGAAAAGAAAAGAGAGCAGAACTTGAGTCCATCTATGAGGATTTGAGAGGGCTATCGACAGAGTTTGGCTGCCCTATCTGGACAGCCTCACAGACAAATCGTTCGGGACTCAATGCCGAGGTGATCACCATGGAGCAGATCTCAGAGGCATTCAATAAATGCTTTGTGGCTGACTTCATCATGTCGGTATCTCGTACGATTGAAGACAAGCAAAACAACACTGGCAAGATTTTTATTGCAAAAAATCGAAACGGACCTGATGGAATAGTGTATGATATATTCATGGATACGTCGAACGTCAAGATTAAGACAATGCCAAAAACAAATACTGTTAGTGCTAACCCTAAAGCGTCTATGATTCCGGGCAACCCGGTCGCTCTTAGCACCAAGCAACAGAAAGAACTGTTAGAAAACAAATACGAAAAATACAGAAAAAGGAAATAAACAAAAATGAGAACAGTTGAGAACATCCGCAGATTCAGATTATCTGATTCTTTTATTGAGCCATACAAGACCGCCGAGGTCCCATGGGGTCCACTAGGTTACGTAACATTTAAGCGTACATACGCTCGCCGTCTAAGTGAATTTGAACCCGACGCCACTGGCACAGAGGAATGGTGGCATACGTGTCGCCGCGTTATTGAGGGAATGTTTGACATCCAAAAGGAACACGTCGTTCGCCTTGGATTGGAATGGAACGACCAGAAGGCTCAACGCACTGCTAAGGATGCATTCGACAGACTGTTCAATCTGAAATGGACTCCCCCCGGCCGTGGGCTGTGGATGATGGGCACAAAGTTTGTCAAGGAGAGGACCGGCGCCGCACTGTTCAATTGTGCTTTCCGCTCTACGAGCGATGTCTCAACGAAGGGAGGCTACATTTTTGCTTGGATTATGGACGCCCTGATGGTCGGTGTTGGAGTTGGCTTTGATACCAAGGGCGCAGGAACAGTCACGATTAAAGAGCCAGAGTATACCAATGACACTTTAATGATTGATGATTCGCGCGAAGGTTGGGTAAATTCAGTTCATGCGTTGCTAGACGGATTTCTTCTGGGCGCTAAGGTTCCGAAGTTTGATTACTCAGCGATCAGACCAGAGGGCGCCCCCATCCACGGATTTGGCGGTACGTCATCTGGACATGCACCACTCAAAGAACTGCATGAAAATTTGACAAACCTTTTTGCCCCAAAGGTCGGTGAGCCGATTAGTTCAGTTGACATTGTTGACACTGAAAACCTCATTGGACGCTGTGTTGTGGCAGGAAATGTTCGTCGCTCCGCTGCTCTGGCGCTTGGTGATCACGCCGATAGGCACTACTTGGAGATGAAGAACGATCAAGAAAAGCTCTACCACCACAGATGGGGCTCGAATAACTCTTACAATGCACCGGTGGGTATGGACTACGATTGGCACGCTAGTCAGGTCCAAGAGAATGGAGAGCCCGGCACAATCTGGCTTGAGAACGCCCGCGCCTACGGAAGATTTAAGGATGGTATAAACTATGATGATATCGAGGTCGTTGGCTTCAATCCGTGTGTTGAACAAAGTCTCCATAATGCAGAATTGTGTTGTCTTGTGGAAACGTTCCCTGCTAAGCACGAAGATTATGAAGATTATCTAAAGACACTTAAGTGTGCGTACTTGTATGGGAAAACTGTAACACTTGTCAATACACACTGGCCAGAGACTAACGCCAAGATGCTCAAGAATCGCCGTATTGGACTTTCACAGTCCGGTATCGTACAGGCGTTTGCAAAGCATGGTCGTCGTAATATGTTCACATGGTGTGACGATGCGTATGAGGATATCCGAGAGCTTGACAAGGAGTATTCAAACTGGTTATGTGTTCCGCGTTCTATCAAAATGACGTCAATCAAGCCGTCGGGTACTGTTTCGCTTCTCAATGGCTCTACTCCCGGAATCCATTTCCCCGAAGATGAGTATTATATCAGACGCATTCGCTTTGCTAAGTCATCGCCAATCCTCTCTAAATTGAGAGACTCAGGTTATCACATCGAAGACGATGCATACTCTCCGAACACATCAGTTGTAGAGTTTCCCGTAAAAGAAGAGTTCTTTACAAAGGGCAAAAAAGATGTTAGTATGTGGGAGCAGTTGGAATTGGCAGCCCAGTATCAATATTATTGGGCAGACAACGCTGTTTCAGTTACAGTTACTTTCAAGCCGGAGGAAGCTTCACAAATTAAGAGTGCGCTGGAGATGTACGAGACACGTTTAAAGGCTGTTTCATTTTTGAGACTAAGCGAGAACGGATACAAGCAGGCGCCGTACGAGCCGATAACAGAAGAGAAGTATCTTGAGATGTCGGCGAAGGTGACCCCTGTTCACCGTATTGACACTGATGAGGCTGGAGTTGGAACCAAGTTCTGTACTAATGACACGTGTGAGATATGAATTTTAACCACCTAATGGACAAAAAGGAACTTAAAGCGACATGCGGTAAGCTTAACATTAGTTGCTATTATGTTCCACGAGGTCCTGTGCGTACCATGTTGGGAGAAAACGTTCACCTAACCATGGTTTGCAAGAGGTGCGGCAAAAGAAGGGATGCCTTCCTAACGAAGGAAGAATACTTTACACAGGAAAAACTGATTCACAAGGAGATAAGAGATGTTTAAACCAGTAAATCGATACATTTTAGTAGAAGAAAAAGAAGAAGAAATCAGAGAGTCATTAATCGTCTTGCCAGAAGATTATCGACCCTCGGAGGAGAGGTATGCAACGGTTGAAGTCAAAGAAGTTGCAGAAGATGTCAGGTTTAAGCTTGTACCATCAAGTAAAATTGTTATTGATAAGTCCATGATGGAGGAAATTACTATCGGCGCCACTAATTATAGCATCATTCTAGATAACTATGTAGTTGGAATCATTAGCTGAATTGGTGATAAATGGATAAGAATTTCTACAATGAGGCTTCCGCCAAAAAATTGGGGTGGGAGCCTTCTTGGTTTGGTGAAAAGTATTTTGATGATAAACTCGTAAGAGCGATCAAGAAGTGGCAAAAGGCACACAGAATCCCCTCCGATGGCTTGTGCGGACCCACAACGTTCCGAAGGTTATGGACTGAAAGGCAAGCCAAGATAGATGATTACAAGCCTGAAGAGGCGCAATATTCAAATTATATCGTCTACAATGGTGATTTCTTTCCGATAGAGTGGG